GAAGAAGAAACAGGCATCAGTTCTATATTCACATTAGCACAAGCCGCGCTCGAAAGTGGCTGGGGAAAGTTCGCCCCGGGAAATATGTATTTTGGAATCAAAGACAACGACGGCTTGAATGGCAACGAGCAACTCTTAACCACAACCGAATATTTTGCAGACCCAAATCACAAGTTTCCAGAGCACGTACAAGTGTGGAGCTGCAAGCCAGTAGTCACTAAAAGCGGCAAAACAACATATAAATTTATTATAAAAACATATTTTCGTAAATACGACAGCCCAGTCGAGAGTTTTATACACCACGGTAAATTACTTATGAACGCCAAGCGCAACGGTCAGTTAGTCTATGGTCGCGCCTTACCACTACGCAACGACCCAGAGGCATTTGCGCGAGCCATAGCCCCCATATACGCCACGGGTCCAGAATACGCCAATACCCTAATATCCGTAATCAAAACAATAAGAAAATACTATTAAAATGGACATAAAAACACCAATTGCAAGCCTTCATCCCGAGGAACTAAGAATAGGATATTTACCTCAAAAAAGAGTCTACTATTACTTCGTTGGGCTCATAGTTTTAGCCGCAATTATTTACTATATAATTAAGAAACACAATGACCGTAGTACGAAGAGTTGATTCTGGTAGTTTGAAATTTGGCAGTAGAGCCGATGGTACGCAAGAAATCAAAAACCTATATTTGAAATTTCGCAAGCCACAGTTGAAAGTTGAAAACGTGATTGACCTTTCAAACAAAGAATTGATTGATAATTTCCATTTGTCAGCCATAGAGTTTGGCAGGTGGGTGAATTACAACGATCGTTTGGAATATAGCGCAGTAATGATCAACGCTTTCAAAGATCTCAATCTAATACTACAATTCAACGAAAACAATTTAGGATTTGACGTTTTAGGTATTGCCTACGGTGCAAGGGGAACAGGCCCAGCGCCAGCCCATTTTGAGCCACATAACAACATGATTAATCTTACAAGGTTTCACCGCAACATATTCAATTTTTTCGGGGAAACAGTAAAAATCGAAAAAGAAAACAAATTTATTTCCACCGGCGGCGCTTATGGATTAGCCCACGAATACGGTCATTTTTTAGATTATTTTTTTGGAGGACAGATAGATCAAAACAAAGATCAATACAGCCTAACGTTAGGTCGGAGCACCGTTTTTGAAAAATTTGGAATATATAGACCGGGCAGCCTACGCGACCGAATGAAAACCATATTATTAGGTTTATACTATGAACCCAGCGGCGACAAAACAGACTATTTGCAATCAATATTAAAAGCGCGTGAAGATGGCGTTTCCTCTTACTGGATTAGGCAATCAGAAGTGTTTGCAAGGAGTTTTGAAACCTATATTTATGAAAAGCTAAAAGAAAAGAACATATACAACCAAGGTTTAACCGCCAGCAATTACAAAGATTGGGCATATCCCCAAGGCAAACTACGTGAAACCATGATTAAGAACATGGATCACCTTTTAGAAGGTTTAAAACAAATAGTTAATGATGGACTAGATCCAAAAGAACTAATTGAAAAGGAACAGCCCAAAGCAGCCCCAAAGCCCGAACCAAAGCCCGAACCCAAGCCGACAAAAAGAAAGCCTATAAAAGCCAAAATCATAAATAAAAATGTAAATACTTCTATAAGCAAAGCAATAGAAGAAGTACTAACATTACCTAAATACAAAAAAGAAATTAAACCACTAGCAGCGAGTTTATTGTATAGTAAATTTAAAAATAGTGATGAAATCGAAATTGAAGAAGGCACAATGGCTTACGCTGTATTATCAAAACTACCAGCCTTTATTGTTGATTCATACGAAGAAACTTTTAAAATAGGCAAATTAGGCAAAGAGTTAATAAAAGCAATCGAGGAGAGAGTAGAAACATTAAAAGGCTTAAAATATGGGTATGATATATTTAATAGCTTTGATGAACCCAAGCCCGAACCTAAAGCAGCCCCAAAGGCAGAGCCTAAAGCAGAACCCGAACCAAAGGCCGAACCCGAAAGATGGACAGCCCCACAATACAGTAAACATTTAGCTAAATATGAGGAAGCTATTAATGAAATAATTGAAAAAGCCAATCAGTTACCTATCAAAGTTAGTATTAATGATGTTAAGTATAGTTTTGCAAAAGATGCTTATAGAGGTATCTCAATGGACCCGGAAAAAAGGGCAATAATGGAACAAAAAGAGTATCTTAATGCAATGATTGAATTTTGGGGTTATTATTCTAAATTAGTTAAAACAGACGAGCAAAGGCAATACCTAATTGAGCGGTTTATTCAATACAAAACGTTGTATATAACCCTTAACAACAGTTTGTTAAGTGCTAAAAGTAAAACGATGAGTACTCTAATTACAGGAGGTAGTAATTTTCCGATTCGTTCCAATCAAAAAAAATTAGATATTGAAAACAAAAGGCTAGAGGAATTTATTGAAAAAACAAAAAAGTTTGAAGACGATACAAGGCTTTTTTTAATCAAAGGCAATACACCCGAAGAATTACAGCCTATTGCTTCTGGTAAAGAAAATACAATTGAATTATTGAAAAAAAAACTTGAAAGACTTGAAGCCAATCATCAAAAATCTTTAGCAGTAAATAAAATTTTGCTTTCTAAAAAAGTAAGTGTAGAAGAGAAAACAGAATTAATGATGAAGCTATTACCCACTTATACAAAAGAAAAAATAAGTGAAATAGTTAGTATTAGCGAAGGTATTCCTAGTTACAGGCTTGCGCTCGATAACGCTGAAATGAAGCGAATAAAAGATCGTATTAAGTCAGAAGAAAAAAGGCTTGAAAAGCAAAACGATGACACCGTTTTAAAAGAATTTCAATTAGGTGAAGCCAAGGTAGTTAATAATTTTGCTGAAAACAGAGTACAATTGTTTTTTGATGGAAAACCAAGCGAAACCATACGCACTGGTTTAAAAGTATTAGGCTTCAAATGGTCGCCAAGTTCAGGCGCATGGCAAACCTTCTTAAACTCATTTAGTAGTTATAAAAGTCAGAAATTAAAAGCATTATTAACGAAGCAATCAGAAACGTAAAGCCCAACAAAAAGTTGTCAACCTGTGTAAAGGAAGATGGTAGAAACCTAAAAAAGTAAGCAATGAAAGCAAAAAAGAAAATCATCAAGAAAAAAGCCGTGCCGATGTCGTTAACTAACATTCATGGGATAGGCGCAAGTTTATCAAAATCAAGTTCACCTGCTATTCGTAAGGTAGCCGCAAAGAAATTATCTTTGTACGGCTGGAAAGTAACCCCCAAAAGAAAAAAGTAAACTATGAAAGCATTTGGAGGTAATAGTGGCTACATTGGATACAGCGAAAGCGTAAGAAGTCACACAGCAAAACAGAATGGAGAATATCCTAAAACTATGTTTAAAAAAGAGTATGGAATTTCTGAAAAGAAATTTCAAGAACTATTAGCACGAAATTTTATAGAAGAAGCGGGCTGGCATCATACATCAAAGTATGGCAATAAAACGGTTTTTTATACAATAAACAGTACTTACAAAGCCTTGTTTTATGTCGCAATTGGCGATATAAAGGAAGGTTTAAGCCATTATAAAAAAGGTAAACCAAAAGTTGCCGCGAAAATAACTCCTAAGAAAAAAGAAATATATCACCATGAAATTAATACCACTGATAGAGAAACTATTAATTACATTTTATCAATAGGCGGCGTTCAAAATGGTAGAACTTCAAGTGCTAAAATTCCAAGATTTTACATTGATAAAACTCTTTTGAAATATAAAAAATATAGAGAGTTATTTTTGAAAAAGTAAAAAAAACTAAACCTCAATCCAACCGATTGAGGTTTTTTTTTATTTTAGCCTCATGGAAAAATACAAAATCGAACCCAGCCAATCAAAGCCTAATCATTGGGTTGTTACAGACGTTGAAAATCTTATAGTAGTCTTTTTTGAAAACCACAAGTTTAATGAAACACAAGAAGTTACACTATTAGAAAACTACCATTTAACCGCCACAAACGCCGCCCGTATCATGCGCGAGCCGCTCAAAGTCTGATTTTTCAAGGCTCGCAAGAATCCAGTTTCGCTAAAACCCACACCAGCCGCAACTTCTTTTAAAGTAAATTTCTTTTCCTTTATTAAGTGCTTTAAATAATTGTAATTCATAACTTTAGACTGTTAGATGAAAATTATTTTTTTTGAAACATTACAATAATTGTTTTTTGCACTTGACTTTAGTTATTTTTGATGTATATTTGTGCCGTTCTAAACATTTAAAAAATACAGTACGATAACTAAAAAACAATTAAACAATTATGAAATTATACGCTTTAAAGTTGAAAGGGTTACTACCTCCCGATTATTTGAAAATACTGGTTGAAGAAACAGGTTTTACTCGTAATTATATTTCGTCCGTAATGAACGGACGAAATGAAAATTACAAAGTGTTAAAAGCAGCCGCAGAGTTAGCCTCTCTATATAAAGCCGACCAAGAGGCTTTAAAAGATGTTATTGATTCGCTAGTTAAAAATAATGAAGGTAATCCTAACATCTAGGGAAGAGCTTTTGGAAGTTTTCAAAGAAGCTTTCAAAGAAGCTTTGCTCGAAATTGAGCAAAGCCGCCCACAGACTTACGAACTGTTTACTAAAAAAGAGGCTATGAAATTACTCCGAACAGGCTTTAAAAAGTTGAACGGTTTAATTCAGAGTGGACAATTGACCGTGACCCCCGACGGTAAGAAAATATTTAAAAACTCAATATTAAATTATCTTAAATTATATTCAAAATGAAAAGGACATTAGGAAAAAAAGATGTTAAAAACATACTGCTAGGGCTTAATACAATCAAAAATCAATACAAAGAACAGTTGTACAACGGTCAAATCGAAATTTGGAGGGATCAAGAATTAATTGATTCATACAAACAGAAAATTGAATCTTTAATTGAAACGATTGAAAAGGTACAAAATTTAAGTGAATAAAATGGAGCCGGCTCAATCCATAGAACGTTACTATAATATAAAATTGCTCAATCCTTCGCGTAAAGCAAAGAATGTAAAGGCTAGAGCAATTTACTTTCTAATCAAAAGCGCCCAGGGCGCTACATACGAGATTTTGAGCGTATCCACTGGCTACGCTAAAAGCACAATTAGCCATCACATTAATGGCTTAATTCAGTCCGCCGCGCTTTACAAGTCAGTTAGAAAAGAGATTTTAGCAATTGCCGAATTGACCAAAACAAAAACCGTAATCAAAAAAAAAATAAAATCATGAATTTATTTCCAGAATCACCTAATCAATTGTTAAGATCCTCAATTGATAGTTTAGAGGAACTTATGCATGTGTATATTGGCAAGTATGGGCAACAAGCCAAAAATAGCCCCTATTTTAGGAATATTGCGGCTATTAGGGAAAACCTATACAAGTCGCTAGAAAGCCTCGCAGAATTAGAGAAATACAGCCAAGCGCGGCAAATTGTTAAGTGTATCTATAACTCTATTGACAAAGATCCAGATATTGATGGTATTATTATTTTTATCAATTTCAAAGAAAATCCCCTAAATAATCACTTATATACCTTCAATCCAAAGTATGCCAATTTGCTTAGACCACCAAAACCGATCGAGGGATTTGCACTCCTTTAGGTTGGTTTATCTTATGTTCCACAATTCAAAAAAGCAGTGCTATTTAGATAGCTATTATAATAAAATTGAAAAAAGGTTGATAATCAGTAACATACAAAATAAATGGATCCTCGACTAATTCCAGCGTATTCTGTTAGCCCCTCTCGGGTGGTCCTATACGGAAAATGGATTGACACTACTCCTACTTTGGGGCAGGAAAAAAAATTGAAAAATTTGATTGACAATGAAAATGAGTTTGGAGATCTTTCCTCGAACTCACTTCGGCGAATGAATAAAGCTATTGACTTTATAAAATATATTGTTGGCACGCACAAAGTATATACTAAAAGTGCTGTTAGAGGTAAATATGTAGAAAATGATGTAAAAAACAAACTTGTTTTTATCACACTAACACTTTCCAGCCCTCAAATCCATACGGACGAGGAGATTAAAAGTAAGTTACTGAATCAGTTCCTTACTGAAATGCGCCAAAAACACAAGATGAAATATTATATTTGGAAGGCAGAGAAGCAAAAAAATGGTAGTATCCATTTTCACATTTTGACTGATAAAGGTCTGCATTGGCGAACAGTGCGGACCCTTTGGAATAGGATACAAAATAAACTTGGCTATGTAGACCGTTACCGTTCCAATATGAAAGAATTTTTTAAATTAGGTTTTAAAGTTTTCACCTCAAAATATGAAATGAGAACAGCCGCTCAGCAATATGAAGCCTATAAGCGCGGTGTTAAATGCGATTGGACAGATCCCAATAGTACCGATGTACATAGATTGTACGATGTTAAAAATGTCACCAAATACATTACAAAATATTTAACAAAATCAAACGAGCCGCGCAAAGCTCGCATGATAGAATTACAAGCTGCAATCACCGAAGTTAAAGACAAGATTAGTGCCTACGGTTTAGAATCTTGGGGCGATCACGATCTCTTTGTACTCAATGTAAAGGTGTTAGAACAGTACGAGGCTGAATACACTAAATTGAAAAGTGAAGGAGTGACTGGTCGTTTGTGGGGAGTGAGCCAGAGTATTAGCCCGATGAAAGGATTAAGCGAATTAGGTTATCCAGATGAATTAGATCTTATTATGGAAATATCACATTATAAAACCTCCATTGATACAGGTTCAGATATTCCTGTTAGGACGTTTTATTTTGACATTAATAAAACGCCAATTCTTAAAAATGAATTAGATCAATATATTTATCAAAAAGCCTTCACTAACGAGGTTTTTAACTTATAAAGGTAACATGAAAAAATCAAACACATCCATCTCCGCTGCAAAGCCACAAAGCGCATTATCAAGACTAGCATTGCTAGCCACAGGATTTATACAAGTATATTTTGTGTCGGTAAATACCTATTTTTTAGCCAAAGAAATATATTTAGGCGTTTTTATAGCCGCGTTTATGATCAGCCTAATCTGGTCGTTCAATGTTAAAAAAGTAGCTTTTGGATCAAACCTAGATAGAGTCACATACGCACTAGGCGCAACCCTAGGCAGTCTAGTAGGACTATGGTCAAGCTCGTTTATAGCATCAGTTTTAATATAATAGCAATAGTTTTTTATTAACTCCCACTACAAAAGCTTCTCACTTGCTAATTTTGGAAGTGTTAATATTATGAAAATACTAATCCTACTCCTTTCAACTTTTTTTATTCTTTTTGTGTTACGAAAAGCATTTCTCCCTATAAATAACAATAAAAAAAAATAATCTTTATGAAAATTTTAGTTGCATATTCTGGTGGTAAAGATAGTCAAGCTTGTTTACTTTGGGCTGCAAAGCAATATGGCGTTTCAAATATAGAAGCTGTTTTTTGTGATACAGGATGGGAAAGTCCTATTACATACGAACACATTATTAATACCACAACAGATTTAGGAGTCAATTTAATTACAGTTAAAAGTAAAAAATACAATGGATTGATTGATTTAGCAGAGAAAAAGAAACGATTTCCAAGCTCACAAGCAAGGTTCTGCACTTCTGAACTAAAGATAAACCCATTTATTGACTATGTTTTAGACCAAACAGAACATTTGATTATTATACAGGGAATCAGAGCTTTAGAAAGTCATAGTAGAAGCCAACTGCAAAGGCAATGTAGATATTTTAAATACTATTTTGAGCCTTATAATGAAGCTGGGAAAACCCACTCTTATCGAAAGAAAGATATTAAAAAATGGGTTGAAAAATATTCTGCTGATGTTTTTCGACCGGTTTTTGATTGGACGGCGCAACAAGTAATAGATTTTATTCTTGAAAACGGTCAGAACCCGAATATTCTTTATAAGCAAGGCTTTAAACGAGTTGGGTGTTTTCCTTGTATTTTAAGTAATCAGCGTGAAGTTTTTGAATTATTAACACGATACCCTGAACGCTTTGATGACATAATTAATCACGAGAAGCGTATCGGCTCAAGTTTTTTTAAAATAGATTTCACGCCTAAATACATTCAAAGTGGTGTTTGCACTAGAAATTCCAAAACATTTTCAACTGGCGAAGATGTTAGAAAATACTTAGAATCTAAAAATCTAACTCTGGATTTATTTTCTAATGATATTACATCATGTTCGAGCTACTTCAATTTATGTGAATGATGAAAATAAAAAACCAACGCTATGAAAACACTAATATTCATTCTTTTAACATTCTCTTTCCTTTGGGTATTCCGAAAAGCTGCAAAGGCTAAGGATCATCAAAAAAAAATTGATAGAACAATAAAAACAAAATACTATTATCCTAAGAATTAAGTAATTAAAAAAAACCACAACCATGAAAAAAACAATGAACTTTCAAGATTTTAAGGATGGAATTTTAAAGAATATCGAAGCTAAAAAAGAATTTGACGCCGAACATTTGCAGGTTTTTAAGGCTGATGACTTCCAAGCCCTTTGCGGAGTGATAAAACAAAATTTCTTACTGTTTTGCAGAAATAAATTTATTACGGGCAAATTACTTGAATCCGTTGGTAATGAAGAACTTAACCAGTGGGGGGTTGCCGTTAATAAAAACGTTGAGAATGGATGCTTATATGTTTATGGCGATGCTACCGTGGAGGCTTTTAATGATTCAATCGTTTTTGTTTATGATACCTCAAGCGTTAAAGCTTATGATACTTCAAGCGTTGAGGCTTTTGATTTTTCAATAGTTGAGGCTTTTGATACTTCAAGCGTTAAAGCTTATGATACTTCAATAGTTGTAGCTTATGATACTTCAAGCGTTGAGGCTTTTGATAATTCAAGTGTTAAAGCTTTTCATTCTTCAAGGGTTGAGGCTTTTAATTCTTCAAGTGTTGATGCTTTTAATTCTTCAAGCGTTTTTGCTTTTCATCATTCAAGTGTTAAAGCTTCTGATACTTCAAGCGTTGAGGCCTATGATTCTTCAAGCGTTGAAACTTTTAACAAAGCCACAGTCACTAAAAAATAACAAAACAACCTAAAAAAGCTTCTCACTAGCAACCCTTGGAAGTGTTAATATTATGAAAATACTAATCCTAATACCTTTAACTTTTGCTATCCTTTTGGTGTTCCGAAAAGCTGCAAAGGCTAAGGATCATCAAAAAAAAATTGATAGATCAATAAAAATGAAATATTATTATCCTAAAAATTAAGTAATTAACAAACAAACTAATAATTCAAGTGTATGAGCAAAATTATTTATCACAAAAATTGCATTAAAAGCGAAGCCGTCGAAAAAACAAAACGGATGCTTAATAAAATTGAAAAGCAATACGGAGGCTTTCAAAATATATTTCATTGTAATATTCAACTTACTGGTGTAGATGAAATAGATAATAGAGAAATAAAACATTACATGGAAAATCATTTGAAAAATTTGAAAATGGAAATTGAAAAACAACTATTGCAAAATGAAATATACATAAATGGTAAAATAAATGAGAATTATGAGGAAGGATATTACATTTCACGATTTTCAAAAGAATTAAAACTAATTGAAGCTTTAGATGAAGTTGGTTCATTTATAAGGCATAACTACCCAGAATTGGAAGTGCAAAAAATCGAATATATTTTAACAGCGAATAGTTCGGAGGAAAAACTTAACGAAACAAAATTGTATTTTCAAAATAATAAGATTTATGGATTTTGTCAGAAATATTTTGCAGTTAAAGAAAATGGAGTAAATAAACAATTATACCCATTAACATTTTCAAGTTATGATTTTGAAAATGTTACAAGTGTTCGTTGTGAGTTTTTTTTAGCCTGAACTCCCACTACGCTTAAAAAGCATTGATACATGAATCAATGCTTTTTTTGTTCGATAAAACGCCTTTTTTTGTTCGATAACTACTACATCGACATAAAACCATAGAAAACATTTACATATATTTTTGTCAAATCTTTAAAAATTAAAACTAAAAACCATGTTCAAACTACAATCTACCAGCCGCCAGTACACCGTTAAGCTATCACAGGCGCAACAGGATCAAGCAAACGAAATACTTAACACAAACCCCTATTTTAGCGAGGTTTTGGATTTTAAACAGTTCTTTATACATCTGCTAGCAACAGCCGCCAAGCAAAATCAAGCAGCCCCACAGCCACAACCACTGCTTGAAGAAGAATTAGAGTTGGCGGAAGTCTACGAAAACGCCCTAGTACTAGACCTAAAACAAAACCAACTAGAGCTAATCCAGTACATAGCCGATCATAACAAACTCACACCACAAAACCTACTCATTGACGAAATGTTCATTCCTTTTGTAACAAACGGAGCTAGTGATTTTTTTGAAATTCCCAATCGTAGAGCAGTAAGAGAGTTTTTAAATTCATAAAACCATGTACAACACCATTAAAGAAATTGAGCAAAAAATTCTAATTGAAGAATTAGAAGCACGTATAAAAAGCTATCAAGCAGACATTGAAACCATCAAGCAAGGCATATTACAATTAAAATCCAATTTTGGTTTTAAAGAAGGTCAACCATTGGAATTAATTCAAGTAGTAAAGGCTATAACCCCATTATTACCAGCTATTATGATTGGTAACTACAAATCAATTGAATCAAAATTTACAGGCTTAGCCGAAACCTTTGAAATTCTAAAAAAATATGAATAAACACAAAGCAAGTTTGCTTGAAGCAATCTTTGAAGAAACCGAAACCAAAGGTGAAACTGCCGTTATTGAAACCGCCACGGAAGATGAAACCGTAATCATTGATGAAGTTGCCGCCCCAGTTCAGGAATCAGAAGCAGCCCCCGGATCAGAAGCAGCCCCCGAGCAACAAAAAGAGTCAGGAAAAGTTAAAAATCCCATTGATGCAGGTAATGCTATAAACCTAATTGATGGTTTACAAATATTAGGGTTTTCAAAGCTTCATCAAAAAAAGCAAACGCAGTTAATATTTGGTAATAAGGAAGCACGTTTAACAGCTGAAAAAGCACTTAGTAAAGTCGAAGCTGAACGCGACGAAATCGAAAAAGGCGAAGTAGCTAAAATGCAGAGGTATTTCGATGTTTTACAAGAAAAAACAGCGAAACTACCACTTAGCGCAACCGAAAGACAGCTAATTGAAGACCCATTAAGTAAACTAATGACTAATGCGCAAAAGGACATCCCTCCTGGCATGGCTTTAGTTTTAGCCGCCTTAATCATAGCAATACCAAGAATTTCAGATATATAATAAAATGCGAAACAATTTAATTACACTTATAGTTGGTGACAGAGGAACAGGTAAAACCACTTTTATCAAGGGTAATCAAGCCTTGAAAGTAGAAGGTTTGATACCACGCTACAAGAAACAAGATTCATCAAAGAAAATCCTAATCATAAACACTTTTGATAATCCAGTTTGGCGCGATGTTTCCACAATCGAACTAAGCGAATTAAGTAGATGGCGTGCTGGTACGGTTCGCGTAATCGAAAAAAATATTAGCATAATAATTCAGTCTATTGATGCAAGTGTAATGAATGCCGTTGTAATATTTGAGGATGCAACCCCTTATGTCAAAAATCGACTAGGTCAAGATCTAGAATATCTTTGCATAGATAGTAAACAAAAAAATATAGACCTTTTTTTTGTTTTTCACTACCTAATGGCTACGCCTCCCGACTTAGCGCGGATAGCCGATTTTATAGTTCTATTTAAAACAAATGAACGTTTTTCTCCATCGCTTCGCAACAAATACCCAAATCCAAATATTGAAAAAGTTTTTAATGAAGTAAATATGCAAAAAGGTCAATTTGCTAAGGCTGAAACCTATTTAAAATAATGTTTATGCACTTTAAAAGTACAATATCAAAATCAGAATTATGTTCGGAATTAAAAGTATCAGATAAAACCCTTGCGGCGTGGCTTAACAAGCGTTATTTCAAAGCCTTAAAAAAGGTAGGTTATATCAAAAATCAAAAGATTTTAACGCCAGCGCAGCTTAATGTATTGATTGATGTCCTAGGAATTAACCCCGAGGATTATAAGAATCCCACCCCCTTAGAACACTAGAGTAATTTTTTAGTTATTTTGCCGCTAAAACTCCCACGTTTTAGCGGTTTTTTTTATGTCAGCAAAAAAACTGTCACAACCCAATGTTTTAGCAATAAACGAACTTTATAACGAAGAAAAAACCACTAAAGCAAAACCGCTACCTGTCACTGTTGTAATCTTTGCGCTCAATTTAACCCTTAACCACCAAAAAAACCAACAAAATGAAATTTTTAACCAATGTAAAAACCGCAAACATCGTATTGATCGTTTTCGTAATAGTTTATTTGGCTATGGAAATAGATAGCCGTCGAAATAACGATTTTTATGGTTTGAAGAAACCAAAATCAGTAGAATAATTAATTTATATCAATCACACAAAAAAAAGAAGAAAATGAAAAGTTTTGGTTTCACTTTAGCCAACGGAGCAGCAGCTGATAAGGTAATAGCCCTTAATCCAGCTTTTTTTCCCACACAAAAAAACGTAATTACCCAAGACGCGGACACTAAAGTTGTTTCCGCAGTGGACGTTGTTTATACTGACAAAACAGCCCTAGTTGCCGCTGGTTTTTCAGGAGTTGCCGCCGTTGTAGATGATGGCACAATCGACACTAACATTGTAGTTAGCCCTCTCGTTTCAGATCGTAAGGTTCGCACCTTCATGCGTTCCATTCTTACAAATGGTATCATTGTTAAAAAAATGGTAATTGAGTCGAACAACATCGACCAGTATCAAAAAACCCTAGAAGTGACACGCGTTTCCGGGGAATCAGTAGGCGAAAAGAAAGTAATTCGTTTAAGCGATTATTTTCGTGCAGCGCAATTTCAAACAGGCAAAATTGAGGTTGATTTTGGGGCAGGCGTAGAATTTACTGACGACACCGTTTGGTTGATGACCTTTGCCGCTAGTCGTACAACCTCTGTGACTTTGTTCTGGGATTAATAAAACTACCTAAAAAAAAACAAATGGACGATTTACAAGGTCTGATAAAAGGACGTCAATCAGACGTCCTTTTATTCTTAAAAAAGAACTACAATTATCAAAAAACAACTGTTGCAGTTGATGATTTAGCAGTCCTTTATAGGGTTCACGGAGACTCTTTCTTAAAAGCCCTCTATACCCAAGTTTCTGCAAATAAAGCGCGTGCTAAGTCAAAGCCACAGCTACGCAAACGCCGTTTGCAAGCCCAAGTAAGTGAATCTGGTCTGTTCGGATTAGAAAACCTCTTTAAAAAAAATAAAAGCGAAGAATCTTCAAGTCAGTTAAATGATGACTTAGCTGATGAAACGACCAACAGTTTAAACAGCCCTGTTAAAGAGGGTGCTAGTGGGAAAGGTTGGGAAAAGTTTAAAAATGCTTTTACAAATATAGCAGACGCCATAAATTACGGTGCTCAAACTTACAAAGAAGTTAAAAACTCTGTAACTGCCCCCCCTCCTGATGTACAAGAGTACAACAAAACCAATACTTTGTACATGGCTGGCGGTTTGATTCTAGTGTTAATCGTAATTGTTTTTTTACTTAAAAAATAGTAACCATGAGTTTAGCATCGCCATTCATCGACACGCCCCAAAGCTATAATAGAGGCACTACTACATATCAAAATGGGTTTGATTTGCCTAAATTCAACACTCTTTTGCTAATCGTTTTACTGCTAATTGTAATTTTCAAGTAATGTTTAAAAAATGGGTCATAGATAAATCGTTAATGGGTCCAGCGGCGTACAACCACGAGGAAGAAGTTATTAAATTAAATCCTCTCTACCTACGAAGATACAACGCGCCCCAGATACGGTTTATAATTGCCCACGAATTTGGACATGCAAAATATAAAACCGCAAGTGAGCGATTAGCCGACGAATACGCGTTTAAAATTGCCGGAACAAAATCCGCTAAAGAAGGAGTTAAAATATTAAATTATGATTTTATATCTTTCGACCAACGAAAACAGGACATTAAAAATTTAATAAATGAAAACATGGAGAAATTAGCCACCCCTTTTATTGAACAATCCAATCTTTTTGGATATGGTGCAGCTAGAAGGCAGCATAAGCAAGAAATTGGCAGAAAAGCATGGCGAGCCGAAAAGAGAGCAGCAGGCGGCGGCGGTGCTATTCGTAAACAATATAGACAAATTGATAAGTTGAACAAAGCGCGTATAAACGCCGACACTCGCGAACAAAAAGAGCTTATCAGAATGGGATACAACGAAGAAGATATAATAACAGATGAAAATGGTCATGTCGTAAGTGTTAATGGTCAATCGTTACCGTCACCTATTAGTGAAATGTCATTAGCAGAAGCCGCTACTGAAAATTCAAATAAAACTTATATGATTGCAGGCGTCGCCGTAGCCATATTATCTATTATGGTTTTTTTTTATTTCAAATTCATCAAAAAATAAAATTATGTTAAAAGATACGCTAACCGTTGAAAATACTCCAAAGCCACGAGTAAACAAGCTAGTTAAAGGTTTATCAGCCAAAGCCCTAAGCGCCGATAGTGCGAAGTTTGCAGTCATTCAAAAAAAAATTGCAGCCAACCCATCAGCCGCCAGAACTGCCTTTAATCTATCAATTGGTAGTAATGTTATTGATAACCCATTGGTAAGCGTAAATCAAGAAACATTACCAGCCGCAACCGTGGATGAAGCCCCAAAAAGTAACAAGATGCTGTATGTCTATATTGTGGTCGGTGGATTAGTTTTAGTAGCAATTTTGTATTTTGTTTTGCGCAAAAAATAAAAAATCATGTTAAAAAACCCAGTAGTTAATGAGAGTTGTTTTTCTGAAAATTTAGTTTCATCACTCTTTAAAATTGGAGGCGGCGTTGCTAGCAATATCCAAGGCGCAACGCAAGGTCGCCGCCAACAAACGCGCAATAATTTGTATGCTAAGTTTGGCGTAAGTTCCAATCCTGATACACCTCAAAACCAACAAAACCAACAAAACACAGGCGCAAATAATAATACTGTTTATATTATTACAGGCTTAATCGTTTTGGTTATCATTGTAATATTCATCAAAAAATTCAAAAAATAATGATAAAAGAAGCATGGTCAATGTTAGACCCGGTTATTAAAAAAGTGATCATTTACGTGTTATTAGTTTTAGTAGGCTTATACTTATACAAGCGCTATATCAAAGACGTAATTAAAGCAACAGTTCCTGAGGACACACAAACCAACGGAGACACTCCCACATCCACGCTAACGGCTTTGCAAAAAGAACAGGTTGCTAAAATAGCATCAGCCTTACACAGCGATTTAGAAGGATGGTCGATGGTTTTTAACCGAAATGCAAAACCATATCAAGACATGGCGCAAGCCTCAAATACTATGTTTGTAGCAATTTACAACGAGTTTAATAAAAAATATGGTAAAGGGTCAACCATTCGCCAGTGGCTCGAAGAAGATGTTTTCTACACAGATTCAGATGTAGGTATAGCTTATCATGCAATACTGTTAAGAATGGACGCACTTAATTTAATTTAAACCACTAAACAATAAACACAATGGAGAAAGAAAAACCAGCAAGCGAAAAGGATACGTTTCCAAGTTTACCAGTCACCTTTGATTTGAACGGATTAATTAGCTTAGGCTTAATGATCCTAGTTGTATCAACCTTAGCAATGCTAATTGCTAAGGTGCTAAAAAGAATCTAAGATGAAATTACATAAATTTTTTGTGATAGTTACGGTTTTGGGCATAGCTTTTTTGGTATTTAAAAAAGTAAAATCCGCAAAGCAACGCGCTATGATGCTAGGCGATAGCCAAGAGAGCCAAGAAGAAAAGCGCCGCCCACTATTGGAGCGACTGCTAGGAGTAGGCGTTAAGCCCGACTATGTAGGTGATCAATCGGTTTACAATTTGCAATTAAAACTAAACAGTTTTGGCGCTGTGTTAGTCCTTGATGGTATCTATGGCCCTAAGACTAAAGCCGCCGAAATGAAGTACAAAACACAACTAAATGCAGTTAACAACAAACCGATAGTCTACACCCCCAGTTTATACGATATAGGATAAATAAAAAATACAATGAATCGAGCCGCATTTATTACCAAATACAAAAACCCAATCGTTGAAGCCACTCTGCACAACGACCTGTTTCCGAGCGTGGTAATGGCACAAGCCGCGCTTGAAAGTGGTTGGGGAAAAAGCATAATTGGTAATAATCTATTTGGTATCAAAGCCAACGGTGAAACAAGCCCCTTTTGGAAAGGAAACCGTTTTATAAGTTCTACAAAAGAGTTTTTTAATGGAAATTACGAAAATCAAAATTCAGAATTTAGGAGCTATGCCAGCACGTCCAGCAGTATTTTAGACCATTCTTATTTTTTGTACAAAAACAAACGCTACACCAGTAATGGAGTGTTCAGCGCCACCTCCCCAGAGAATCAAGCCAAAGCGTTACAAAAAGCAGGTTACGCTACCGATCCCAGCTATTCAAGCAAGCTTATTGATATTATCAATCAAAACAACCTGAAAACCTTAGACCAAACCAAAAGCAAAATGAAAAACATCGAAATGTACGTTACAATCTTAGTAGTAGCCGCCGCCGCTCTATTGGTTTATAAGTATTACACCCTCAAAAAAGCCTTTTAATCATGTACGAAAGTAATTTAGAACAGCTATTAGCCGTCGCCGACAAAATCGACGAAGAAAGCGAAACCGTGACCTATCTAGGATTCTTTGATAGTGGAGTAACAAATTATGATTTGCCAAATTGCGTAATATGTAAAATTGTAAAAAAAGAAAAAATCACCACGCGCTTGTGGGCAGAAGGTTCTACCAATTTAAAAACGAAAATTTGGAATGAACGAACCCTTTACACCTACATTCATAGAATCTAAGACATGGCACTAAAATTCGATAAAATATTAGGTAAAGTAAGAGAATCAGACGGCACGGGATCAACCTTTAACGGTGATAGACCCACAAAATCAACTTTACCAATCGGCACTAACTTAGGAACTTCCACCGTGGTAGAATTTCTTGAAGCCGCTTTTTTTGCATTTGTACAAGCCTCTATTTCCGTCAATAGCGGCACAACCTTTTACGAAAAAGGCACTACCCAAACAATCGCTATTTCGGGCACAGTCACCGCCAACGACGAAACAAGATTCAGTAATGCCCGAATTGATTTGAGCACCGGTAACGAGATCGCATTTACCGCCCAAGCAGGAGCGTATTCAGCAAGCGCCACAGGAATCACAGCAGACACCACCTTTATTGCAAAAATCGACGTAGGCGGCAACGGCACACCATCCACCAAATCCAGCGCAACCAAAACCGCAACATTTGTATTTCCATTCCTTCACGGCATGAGCGCCTCCGTATTAGACGGATCAACTATTTACGCAGCATTGACAAAGCTAATCCAGTCGCAAGGAAATAAAGCCATAACACTGAACGACACAGATAAATACATATACTTTGCCTATCCAGCCAGCTATCCAAATTTAGCCAGCATCAAAGATCAAAACGGCTTTACTGTAACAGGAAGTTTCGATTTAACCACTATCACAGTCACAGGATTAGCCGGAGGATTAAGCAGCTCATATAAATTGTACAGAACCGCGCTACCAACTAGCGCTACCAATGCAATATTTACTTTTAATTTTTAGAAAATTATGGCAATAGAAATTATAGACCAGTTTAAGGTTAACGCGCCAAAGCCGATTGACGGACGTTTTCAAATAGCCACATTTAGCGATGTAGCAACCATTGACAAAACCAATTGGTATAAAGGAATGATAGTGCATATTGTAGATACAGGATTTAATTTTTATATTGATTCAAGCAATGATTTAAGACTTTTAGGCATTCAGAGGGTTTTCCCTTCCTTTCAATCAATAGACTATTTGTTAAACAACGGCATTAAAAAAGGCAGCCTTGTTGTCGATGAAGAAACTAAGACTAACTGCGTTATAGTAATAAAAGATGGTTTATATATACTAGAGCCTATTGCATTAAAGTTAGATATTGAAGCATTACCCACGCATTTTTATAATTTTGATTCATATTCCGATTACGAAAATGCTGATAAAACCAATTGGCTACAGCCAACACTCTGTTGTATTAATGACGGTATAGCAGACGGCTATTTGTTATATGATGAGAAACAAATAGCAACGGTAGACATGATACCCCCCACAGTAATTAGTCAGCTTGCCTGTGTAACAGAAAATGCAACTGGCTTTAGGCTAGCAAGTGAATTACCCGAAAATCATGGACCTATAGGACAAAATGCGTTAGATTTGTCAATATCCGACGCCCCTAGCACTACTAGAGGAGCTACCGGTTTAGAGTCCGTTGCATTAGGAAGAAACACAACCGCTTCTGGAAACTTCACAACCGCTAGTGGTTATGGGTCAAGGGCTTTAGGAGTTGCAAGTATAGCCTTAGGATCGAACACGGTTGCTGAAAGTTATGGATCTTTTGCTGGAGGTTACAGTACACGGTCTGGAGGATTTGCAAGTCTAGCAATAGGATCGAACACAATTGCTTTAAATATAATGACTTTTGCAAGCGGTGACGTTGCTACGGCAGGTAGATCCATAGTTTCCGGAGAGGTCGCCTTCTCACATCAAAAAGTTACAGGCGCAATTCAGAAGGATATTGCAGGTTCCTGCAGTGCTGTATTGGGCGGCCGGAACAATAGAACGACTGTTGGAGGTATTGATTCTGTAATTTTAGGCGGTTCGGAAAATACAGCTATGCACGAAAGAACGGTAATTTTAGGTTGCGCTAATCGCACTTCTTTTGAGAATGGTTGGACACTTGTCGAAAATTTAAAATCTTTTGGGAGCGTTGAAGGAAATTTCTTAAAAATAGCCGCGAATATTGGTTTCTACGGCGCAACCCCACAAACAAAGCAAGATGTGCAATACCTCCGAATTGACAACCCCCTAGCCTTTGAGGGATACACTGTTAATGATAAAATGCTAGCTTATGTTGCTGATTTGAATCTTTTGCGCACTGAAGTGGAAGAACTTAGAAAAACGAATGAAGCACTGTTAACAGCCTTAAAAACTTACGGTTTAATTTCTACAAATTTTTAACATGAATATGCTAGATTATATTATACCCTTCGCCATTAGTTCAATTACAGGTGTAGTAGGTTGGCTAGTTGGTAGGACTAAACAAAAAAATGATTTCTTAGCAGACTTGCAAAGTAGTATTAATTTGTTGTCAGAGGAAAACAAAAAGCTGCTTGAAAGAGTAGTTAAGTTGAGTATCGACAAAGCCAATTTAGAGATAGAACTAGCCGCCATTAAGGCTATGGTTTTTGATTTGCAAAAGCAGATAATAAAAATCAAATAAAAACAAAATAAAAATGAAAACGCTAATCATCGTCTTTCTAAGTCTAAGCCTGTGGAGCTGCACCCCACAAAAGAGGCTTGCACGGCTATTGAATCAGCATCCAGAACTAAACACTACCGACACGCTGACTATTCGTGATACTATTACCACGCAAACCATTAAAACGGATACCCTCGTGCTATGGTCACAGCAAAACCATTATGACACCATAACCGTAAAAAAGGAAAAATTAATTATACAGCTAATCAAGCAAAACGACACTTTAAGAATTAAAGGCGAATGTACAGGCGATACTATTTTCACTGAAAAAAGAATAATAACCACCAAAGTAATGTACGAATCACTAAAACCCACATCCTTTTTATGTTATATCTATTATGGCGTTGGTTTTTTAAGCGCTATGCTTTTTTTCGTACTCATTAAAATAATTAAATAAACCCCAAAGCTATGACACCTCAAACCTTCATTGCCAAGTTAAAACCATACGCCCAAATCTGCGAAGAAGAAACAGGCATCAGTTCTATATTCACATTAGCACAAGCCGCGCTCGAAAGTGGCTGGGGAAA